ACCAAGTCAACAGTATGCAAAAAGAGGAAGAAGAGAAAGATGGTGTTCCCATTTATAGAGTAAATTCTTGGTCGCCTCTGGAAGTAAGTGCTGTATCCATTCCAGCAGATCAAAGCAGGCTAGTCGGTTTTGCTAGATCAAAGGAGAAAAAGGCACAAATTAAGATTAACCCAAATTCTAAACAGGAAAGAAAAATGGAAAATAAAGTCGAAGAGACAAAAACTCCAGAAGTTAACCCTGAAGAAATGAAGAGAGACTTTGCTAAAGAAGCAAAAGCTATTATTGATCTTGGTGTCCAGCACAACAAGAGAGACTTAGCTAATGAAGCTATAGCAAATGGCGCTTCTCTTGCACAATTTAGAGGAACACTTTTAGAGACAATCGCAAACGATAAGCCACTTGATTTACCATCAAATGTGGAAATGAATGAAACTGAGCAAAGAGACTATAGTTTGTTGAAAGCTGTAGCTGAATCTGCTCAAGGCAAACTATCAGGACTAGAAAAAGAAGTTTCTGATGAAATCGCAGCTAAAACTGGTAAAGCAGCTAGAGGATTTTATATGCCATCAAACATTAGTTTCAGAACCAACCAAACAGTTGGTACTAACAATGTCGGTGGATTCCTTAAGCCTACAGACCATCTTGGTGACGAGTTCATTGAAGCTCTTAAAGCTAGATTAGTAGTTGGACAAGCAGGCGCTAGAATCCTACAAGGATTGAAAGGCGATGTTGCTATACCAAAAATGTCAGCAGAAACATCTAATGTTTCATTTGTTGCTGAAGATGCTGCACCATCAGAAGGTAACGCAACTTTCGCACAAGTCACAATGTCTCCTAAGACATTGGCAGCACAGCTTGATATTTCAAGAAAGCTAATGATGCAATCTGATCCATCAATAGAAGCTGTACTAAGACAAGACGTTATCAACTCTTTCGCCAGAAAGATTGACGAAGTAGCACTTGAAGGTGGCGGTTCAAACGAACCATCAGGTATTATTGCTTCTTCAACAGGTAATGTTGTTGCTATTGGTACAAATGGTGGTGCTGTGACTTACGCTAAGTGTGTAGACATGGTTGAAGCTGTAGAGGTTGATAATGCAATCCTTAACGATGCTTCTGTTAAGTTTGTTGGTAACCCTAAAGTTACAGCTAACTTGAGAACTATTGGTAAACAGGCATCAGGTGTTGAAGGTAACTTCATTCTTGGTGAGGATAACAGAATCTTAGGTTATGACTATCTATCAAGCACATTAGTGCCTAGCGACCTTACAAAAGGCTCAGGTAGCAACCTATCTGCTTTGATCTTTGGTGACTTCTCACAGCTAATGCTTGGATTCTATTCAGGTGTAGATGTGATTGTTGATCCATATACAGGTTCAAACGCAGGTACTACAAGATTAGCTTTCTTCCAAGACTTTGACGTAGCTCTTAGACATGATGATAGCTTCTCAGTAATTAAAGATATTGTTACTTAATAATTTTTTTAATTAAGTTAGGGCTACTTCGGTAGCCCTTTTTTTATGTATAATGGAAATATGAGTGATACAAAAATTAAATTCGTTTTCAATGAAACTTACTACTATGGTGGTAAAAGATACGATGCAGGCGATACTATGGACATTGCAAAAAAAGATGTAGCAGAGTGGGAAAACGTCAGCTTCGGTAATATATATAAACCCAAAGGAAAGAAGGATAAATAATGGAAGTAGTAGCTACAAGAAAAGTTTGCTATAACGGCACTTGGTATAATTCAGGTGATACATTTGACTGTAACCCTAAAGACTTCAGTGGCTTAGAAGCAGCAGGGGTAGAAGCAGTGAAAGGTAAAAGCAAAGCTAAATCAGATAAAGCAGAAAAGAATATTAAGACAAGATAATGGCGCTAGAATCAGCACAAGACCTGTTGAACTTCTTTGATACAGATACGCATGGCGAAAGTGCTTCAGTATCTATCAATGGCAGCGCTTCAACCATTAAAGTTATTATCAATAAAGAATATTTTGCAATTGCTGGTGAATCTGTCGATATTGATGGCACACAACCAGTAGCAACTTGTCGATCTTCAGATGTCACAGGCATTGATACAGCCGACACTATTACTATTGATAGTGTTACTTATAATATCGTGAACATACAACCAGACGGCACAGGAATGACTACACTCATATTACAGGATTAATTATGTTAAAAAATTTATTAAGCACTATTGCACCAGCATTAGGATCGGCTCTAGGCTCACCACTTGGCGGTGCAGCAGTCAGTATGATTGCTGAGAAGTTGGGTGTACCAAACAATCAAAAATCTGTAGAAAAAGCAATACAGGCAGCATCACCAGAACAGCTATTAGAACTCAAAAAAGTTGAAAAAGACTTTGAAGTAAAAATGAAAGAGTTAGAGGTCGATGTTTTTAAGCTAGAAACCCAAGACACACAAGATGCTAGAAAAACTTTCGCTGGCGACTGGACTTCTAAGCTGTTAGGTTTAGTAGTCATAGGTGGCTTTATGGGTTATATCTTTTTAGTGACCATACAACCACCAGAACAAAACTCAGAAGCCTTAATCAATCTTGTCTTAGGTTATTTAGGTGGACTGGCTAGTGCAGTCATATCTTTTTACTTCGGTGCATCACATACAAAAGATAAGGACTAATGGCACATAAAAGACAACAAATAAGAGAACGAGTAGCAACAACCCTCACAGGTTTATCTACTACAGGCTCTAATGTCTTTCAGAGCAGGGTTTATCCTATCGAGAATACCAAACTGCCCTGTTTGCTAATCTACACCAGAGAAGAGACTTCTGAGCCTCTAACAACAAGCCCACCAAGAGCAATAGAAAAGATACTATCTCTAGTGGTCGAGGCTTATGTCAAAGCAAATGCTAATTACGATGACACTATAGACACTATTACAGAAGAAGTAGAAGAAGCATTATATGGCGATAGATTAATAAATAACCTAGCTTTAGACAGTTTTTTAGTTAATACTGACATTAGTTATAACGGAGAAGGTGATAATCCGTTAGGAATTGTTGTAATGACATTTCAAATCACTTATCATCATACAGAAGGAAGTATTTAATTATGGCAACATTTTCAGGTTCAGCAGGTGTAGTTAAAGCAGGTGGCAATGCTATTGGTGAGATTAAATCATTTACTGTCGATCAAACTTGTGACACAGTAGAAGATACAACAATGGGCGATGCAGCACGAAGTTACAAAGCTACCCTTAATACATTCACAGCTTCAGTGGATGCGCTATTCGATGACACAGATACAGCGCAAACAGCAATGACTATTGGCGCAAGTCTAGCATTTTTGTTTCAACCAGAAGGCAGTGGGTCAGGTGCATATCAACTATCAGGCACAGGTCTGATAACTGGTATCTCACAAACCCAAAGCCATGAAGGTTTAGTAGAAAGGTCATTCACAGTACAAGGTACTGGCGCATTAACTATCGGCACTGTCTAGTATTGAAAGCAATAGAACGAGCTAAAGCACACTTCAATACCCTAGAGGTCAAGAAGATCATCGTGCCTGAATGGGGTGATGACGATGCACCCCTTGAAATCTACGCCAAGCCCTTAACCCTACAAGAAACATCTAAGCTCTATGCGATGGCTAAAGAGAGTGAAATGACCATGTTAGCTTATGTGTTAATTTACAAAGCGTTAGACAGTAATGGCGATCAAATCTTTTCTTTAGAGGACAAACAAACACTACTGACCAAAGTTGATCGTAATGTCCTTATCAGAGTATCTAACGAAATCATGGCTGAGAAGTCACCAGACGAAGTAAAAAAAAGTTAGCTGAAGATCACAACCTCTATAACCAACTTCAATTAGCCGAGCTTTTAGGCAAATCTCTACATGAGATTCAGCAAATGTCCATAGAAGAATACCAATTATGGACAGCATACTTTAGAATAAAAGCAGAAAGACAAAAAAATGGCTAGTCAAACTTACAAAATTCTTATATCAGCTAAAGACAAAGCTAGTGCATCCTTCAAAAGTTTGAACAAGGTAGCAGGCAAAACTGGTAAATTGGTTGGTGGTCTTACTAAAGGTGTTGCAACAGCGACAGTTGCTTTGACAGCAGCTTCCGTAGCAGTAGCAGCAGTGGCTAGAAGTTCTTTCGAGTTTGCAGATGCTATCGGTAAAGTTTCGACTAGGACAGGCATAGCCACAGATACAGTACAAGCCTTTCAGATAGCAGCAGTAGAATCAGGCTCATCTGTTGAGATAGCCAACAAATCACTAGAAAAATTTACTAGATCAGTTGGTGACGCACAAAGAGGTCTCAAAACCCAAGCAGATATATTCAAAGATTTGGGTGTTTCTATCACAGATGCTAATGGTGCGACCAAAAGCATGGATGTCCTGCTAAGAGAGGTGTCAGATGGTATGGCAGGTTTGCAATCACAGTCTGAGAAAGCCACAGTAGCAGCCAACTTGTTTGGTCGTGCTGGTATTCAGATAGTGGATATTTTAGATAATGGTGGTGCTGCCTTCGATGCTTATATAGATAAAGCAAAAGATTATGGATTGATATTAAGTCAAGACGGAATTAGGCAATCAGAGAAGTTTAACGACACACTCGCCTTCATAAACAGACAATTTAAAACGGTTACAGCATCTATATCTATAGCTTTCTTACCTATCCTGCAAAATCTAGCGACATCATTCAAAGAAATGACAGCAGGAACAGTGGCAGGTGAAGATGGTGTTATGAAATTTGGCGAGACAATCAGAGACAGGGTTTTAGACAGTATTGATGTTTTCATAAGAGGTTTGGCAGATATGCTGGATGCTATACATCAATTTAGAATCGATATGCACACTTTTGCTAGAGATGTGCAAAATTCTTTTATACAGGCGAAAATAGGTATATTAGAAGCTGAGAGTGCATTTCTTTTTATGCAAGCCGCAATCGATAAGAACGCAAAAGCACAAGAAGGTTTAAGAAATGATATCCAACTTAATAATGCTGAATTAGAAACCTTTAAAAATAACACAATATCTGGTGGTGATGCAGTTAGGGGTTTTGCCGACAAACTGAGGAACAAGCTTACAGCAATTTTGGGAGAAAATAGTGATGAGGTAGAAAATCTTGTAGATTCATATAAAGCATTATTTGGTGGTATAGACACTGGTATCACAGACCTGCAAAGACCTTTAGCTGTATATGGTGACAGCCTAAATAATGCACAAACAAGAACCAAAGATTTCGAGACAGCGCAAGTCAATGCCTTCAAAAAAGCTGAAGATGCTTTAGTAAGTTTTGTGCAAACTGGCAAACTCGATTTCAAAGACTTGATAGATTCATTGATAGCTGACTTGATAAGGTTATCTTTAAGACAAAGAATAATAGCACCTTTGTTTAATTTATTGAATCCAGTTCCTAGTGTGCCTGTGAATAACACAGGTTTTAATCCTGCTTCTTTCGGTGCTGGTAGTTTTGATGGTGGTGGGTTCACAGGTATGGGTGCTAGAGCTGGTGGTATAGATGGTAAGGGTGGTTTCCCTGCAATCTTACACCCTAATGAAACTGTCATAGATCACACCAAAGGGCAACAAGCAACACAAGCACAACCAGTAAATATTAACTTTTCTATACAAGCGACAGATGCAGCAGGAGTTGATGAGATTATAGCTTCAAGAAAGAATCAGATCGTGGCTATGGTTTCACAAGCCATGAATCAAAGAGGTAAGGTGGGCTTAGTCTAATGAGTGGTGCATTTCCAACCAGCAAGAAGCCTAGAGTGTTTAATTTCGCTTCTAACAGACCAAACACCACAGCCTATACCCTAAGTGGCAAAAGGTCAGTAAAACAGTTTGCAGCGCAATATTTTAGCTTCAGTGTGCAAATGCCACCTATGGTTCAGGCAGATTTTCAGGCTTTTCATGCTTTCTTAGTTAAACAAAAAGGTTCTTTTGACACCTTTACCTTTCAATATCCTTTAGAAAATCAAGGCGCAGACAAAGGTGAGACAGATATAGCAGTGAATGGCACGGCAGCTATAGGCGCAACTCAAGTGCCTTTAGATGGTTTTAGCAACTCAACAACAGGCGTATTAAAAGCTGGTGATTTAATTAAGTTCGCTAATCATAACAAGGTCTATATGGTCACAGCAGATGAAAGCTCTAACGGCTCTGGTGAAGTAGCAGCCGTAGATATAGAGCCACCTTTACAAGCAGCCCTAGTCAATAATGAGGCAGTCACAGTCAATCAACCATCTTTCACTGTGGCTTTAGCACAAGATGATGTGCTTTATTCTACTGATCCTGCTGGTTTATTTAGCCTATCTTTTGAAGTTAGAGAGGTCTTATAATGGCAAGGAATATCAATTCCAATATCCAAACTTATATCCAACAAGAAGGGGTGAGGATTGTACACCTACTAAAACTTAGCACCTCAACTAATATCACTGTTACCAATCATGTGAAGAATCTTGTGTATGATTCTGTGACCTATGAAGCAGGTGGTAACTTTTTAGATATACAAGAAGTGCAAGAAACAGGCTCACTTGAATATCAAAATATGTCTGTGTCTTTACAAAATATTACTACAGCAACCAGAGACATATTCAAAGGTGAGAACTTTGTTAATAAAGCAGCGCAAATCTATGTAGCTTTCTTAGATGCTAGTGAAAACCTATTAGATGCTTATTTGTATTTTGATGGCAGTATAAGTTCAGCATCATTAGCACAAACTAAAGATGTTTTTGCTGTCAATCTAGAGTTAGCTAATCAATGGCGCAACTGGGATATTGTCAAAGGTCGTAAGTTTACAGGTGAATCACAAAAGTCAGTCTATGCTAACGATAAGGGTTTAGATAAAGCCCATGAAGTTAACGAAGATGTGAGGTGGAGTAGATAATGTTTCCTAATATCACACTAGGCACTTTTTTCAAAGCTACAGGTAAAGCTATATTGGGCTTTTTGACTAGCCCTAAAGTGCAATTAGCATTAATGGCAGCACAGGGCATACAAGCCCACAGAACCAATAAGAAGCTCAAGAAAGGGCAAGAGATACTACTGACCAAATTCGGCACAGGTGACGGCATACCTGTGATCTACGGCACAAGAAGAGCAGCAGGCACAGTAGTCTTTATGGAAACAGTCAATCAAAAAGAACTGTTTGTTGTTTATGCTATCGCTGTTGGTGAAGTCGATGACATTGACGATTTAAGAATCGATGGCAGGTCAATCAATGATACTTCTGTCTATCGTCAGGGTTACACACTAAGAAAAGAAGGTAACTACTTCGGTGGTACAGTAGCTAGTGAAAACACTGCTGATATTGGTAATGTTTTAGGTGGTGCTGGTGGTGACAACCCTAGAATGGTTTTTAACATCCATCATGGTTCTAGTTCACAAGAAGCCGATCCAATGTTGTTCCATGTCTTTGACGGCAGTGCTACTTCTAGACCTAATTCATGGACAGCAGATCATAAACTCTCAGGTATAGCTTACATAGCAGCCAACTTTGAATACGATACACAAGGTATGTTTACAGGCATACCTAATCTGACAGCTAGAGTTAAGGGTAAGAAAGTCTTAGACACTAGAACATCTACGACTGGCTATTCTAGTAACCCAGCTATGTGTCTTAGAGATTACCTAACTAATGACGAATATGGTAAGGGTTTAGCTGCTAGTGATTTAGATGCTACCTCATTTAACACAGCAGCCAATGATTGTGATACCAGTGTGCAGACAATTACGCACAGCTCAGTGCCAGTCTTGTTGGCTTCTACTGTTACTGATAGAGTTAAACTACAAAACTCATCTGACTTTCACAAAATAAAAACAGGCACAACTATAGCTTTTGCTAGTGGTGGCACAACTTATTTTAGTGGTCGTGTGTTAGACAAAGATGAAACAATTTTTAGAGAAGAAGGCGATTCAGCGACATCTTACGGACAGCATTACTATCTGATACTTGAAGAGGGTGCTGTAACCACAGCCATAACCTCTAGCACGACAGGCACAATCACAGAAACCCAAACACGCTTTGAATGTCATGCTGTCATAGATACTGACGAGACTGTCTTAGAAAATACCAAAGATTTAATTGCTAATATGCGTGGTATCTTTACTTATACCAACGGCACATATTCTTTAGATGTTGAAGGTACAGAAAGCTCAGTAGTTAGCTTAGACGAAGATGACATCTTAGAAAGTGGTTTAGAACTAGCATTAGAAAATAAAGAACAAAAGTACAACAAAGTAGAAGTAGAGTTTTATAACTCATCTAAGAAGTACGAAGCAGATACAGTTGTAGTGACAGATGGGCTGTCTGACGATGGTAATGAGGTTTTAGAGCATAGGGCGCAGTTTCCCTTTGTTACCAATCAAAGAATAGCTTACAACCACGCAGAAGCGATCCTGAACAGGTCTAGGAATAATAGAAGTGTATCTTTCGTTGCTACACCTAAAGTCTTAAAGGCTAGAGTAGGTGAGGTTATAACTATCACGAGTGCAGACCTTAATTTATCTGCTGAACCATACAGAATTACCCAAATGAATATCATGCCTGATCTAAATATACAGGTTAGCGCTGTTGAGTATCAGGCTAGTATTTATGGTTGGCAAGACCCACCAGCAGAAGATATAGGTTCTAATCCAACACCACCAGACCCATTTAGAGTAGTCAAACCAACTAGCTTGGCTTATACAGCTAAGAACACCACTACTGGTGAGGCAGCTAAATTAACTTGGACAGATTCTACTGAATACCCATCCTTTGAATTTAGAGTGCAGATAATCATATCTAACAAAACTAGGTTTGATGGTCGTGTAAAAGATGCCTTCTTTTACATGGATGGCATAAATATCGACACAGGCTTTGTCGCTAAAGTCTCTGCTATTAACTCACTAGGTACAGAATCCGATCCTGTTGAGCTAACTTTTGCCGTTACCACAGCACCGATCACAACAGTAGATATAGGGCAAGGCTCTATCGGTGGCTTTAGCTTTGATGCGACCAAGATGTATCATGGCACAGGCACATTCAACAATACTAATACAGCAGTCTATTTTGATAACACAGGACAGTTCTCGCTGAAAGATAAGCTGTCATGGAATGGCACAACCCTAAATATCTCAGGTAACTTAACTGTCGAGAATACGATTACAGCAGATAAGATCATATTGGATGGTCAAGCTCTTAACACCTTAATGTCATCCACTGGTGCAGGTGCGACCACTATTGACGAGCTAACTGTAAGTAATGACTGTTTCTTAGAGGGTGGTTTTTCTATATCTGCTAGTCACGATGGATTGTTTGCTGATAATTCTAAAGCAATCTTTGGTGCTGGTTCTGACCTACAAATTTATCACGATCCCTCACTTGGAAGCATTATTGAAGATGTTGGTTCTGGTGCTTTAGACATAAGAACAAATGGCAATAGGGCGCAATTCTCAAAAAATGGTACAGAGTTCATCGCTAAATTTATTCCTGATGGTGCTGTTGAGCTTTATCACGACAACAGTAAAAAGTTTGAAACAACTGCAACAGGTGTAGCCATAACAGGAAGTGCTACAATCTCAGGCGATCTGACAGTCTCAGGCACAACCACAACGATTGATACCACTAACCTAGATGTTAAAGACAAAAACATAACCCTTAATTATGGTGCTGGAGATACTTCCTCAAATGCTGATGGTGCTGGTATTACTATCCAAGATGCAGTTAACAGTTCTACTGATGCTACTTTTACTTGGAACGCAACTGACGACAATTTTGAAATCTCTCATGGTCTTGACTTTGGCGATAACAGCAAAGCAAGGTTTGGTGCAAGTAATGACCTACAAATCTATCATGATGCTACTAACTCAGTTATATGGAATCAGACTGGACAATTAACTATACAAAATTCATCTGATGACAAAGACATAATATTTAAATCAGATGACGGAAGTGGTGGCTTAGCAGATTATATTAGATTAGATGGAAGCACAACTTTAACTCAATTTGATAAAGATACTAAGCATAATGATAGTGTTAAAGCGACATTTGGTGCAGGTAGCGATCTACAGATTTACCACGATGGCTCAAACAGTTACATAAATGATAGTGGTACAGGAAATTTAAGAATAGGTGGCACACAAGT